TTTGACCTCTCCTGTACCACCAACTAATCTTACATAGCCAATATAAAATCCTGCTCCTGTACCAACACTTGTCACATGAGCATATCGCAAACTATTATTATTAAAGTTGCCAATTGTACTTCCACTAACTAAACCACCATTAGAAGGTAATACTAAATCAGTTACATTTATTTTTGCTGCTGTTACATTTGAAGCTAAAATTTTGTCTGTTGTAATTGCATCATTTGCTATTTGACCTGTATCTATTCCACCTGATTTAACTATTAAATTACCACTTCCATCTGTATCGATAGTAACATCATCAATTTGTAAATTGTTTGCATTTAAAGTTCCAGTAGTAATATTGTCTGCATTTAGATTTGTAACAGCTACATTACTTGCATTAAGTGTTCCTGTAGTAACATCATCAGCAGATATAGTTCCAAAAACACCTGATGCAGATGTAAGTGTTCCTGTAGCTATATTTCCTGCAACAATTGTATTAGATGCTATATTTCCTGAAACTATTGTAGATGATGCTATTTCTGATGTAGTAATAGTACCTGCAACAATTTCTGAAGCTGTAACAGCATTTGCTGCAATACTATCTTGATTTACTGCATCTGTAGCTATTAAGGCATTTGTTACAGCATCATCTATAATTTTTGCTGTAGTTACTGCATCATCTGCTATCTTGCCATTTGTAATTGATCCATCTTTTATATCTGTTCCTACAGTTGGTTCATCTCCTACTGTAAATGTTAATGTAGCTGGACTAGATTCACTTCCTAAAACATTTAAAGAACTTACACTCGCTACATAGTTTGTTCCTTTTGGTATAAACATAAGATCAACATTTTCAACATCTACAATTTTATTTAATACTTGATTACCTGATGAATCGACTACATTTACTCTATATTGATAATTAGGAAAATCAGTTGGTTCATTCCAAGATAGAAAAGGTCGTCCTGTAGAACTGGAATCAGTATCAGTAAATGCTAATCCAGTTGGAGCTTTTACAGCATAAGCAGATGGTAGATTTGCTAGTTCTTCTACTGCTTCTTGTGGTGGCACTTCCCAAGTATATACATCAAAATATTCTATTAAACTTACAGATACCAAACCATCAGACTGAAGCTCTAATGCTTCAACTCTACATACCTTGCCACTAAATCCAAGACCTGCATAAGTGAAATCTACTATATCACCAACATTCAATTTATACATTTCAGGCGTTCCTAGAAACTGTATAGTTGTTTGATTTCTACTTCTTGTCAAAATTGCTTTACCCATATTATGAGCAATATATGGATCAGTGATATAAGAAAACTCTGCTTTGATTTCTAATTCTTCACCACCATCATCAGAAGTAAAATCATTAGCATCAGTTGTAGCAGAGTGTAAAACAGTTGCAGTATCTAGCTCATATTTTTTATTAGCGTTAAAAAATTCTACTACAACTTTGTTTGCTCGTTGATCCTTATTTCCATAATCAACATTAATACCATCATCAGCTATAACATGATCATCTGTAATGCTAAATGTAGATGAACCAGTATCTTCTATTTCTAATTCATATTTGCCATCAACATAAAGAAATATACCTCGCATATTTGCAAGTAATTCTTTTGCATTATCCATTACAGATTTGTTACAGTCTAAATATCCGTTACAATGAAA